ACCTAACGCATTACTAATAATACAAGCAGCCTCTACATCACGATAATTTGCATTAAGCGCACCACCTTCTACATAATCACCTGGTCCAAATGAATAACTATTTGATACAGGTCGCTGTGTTAGTGATGAACTTGGAAAATCAAGTATTAAGGGTTTTTTTGACATTGATATAATAACATAAAATAACTTGTATTTTCTTCATTTGTAAACAAAACACTTACATTCTGATTATCATAATATTGATCTGTCCAATAATAATCAACACCATGTTTTAACCCGTGTTCTTGAAATAATTCTTTTAGTAGATACATGGTTTGTGTTCGTTCGTTCCAAGTTTTAGATTTATATTTTTCATCTGTAGTTTTTATTGGAAACTTTGCTGTATTTTTATTTAAAGTTTCTTCATAACTATGGTATGTAGGCACTGGCAAAGTTCCACTAATTAGTGAGCGTTTCCGATTTGTTTTTCGTCAAAGAGTCGTGCATCCACATCCCAATTGTTTGGGATTTTTTCACCACGCCGCACTCGTTCAAATTGCGAGTACGCGTGAGTGTTACGCTTATAAAGATCGGCTTCGTTAAAAACAAAGCCATATTCCACACAAAAAGCCTTGAAATTATCAAGGTCGTTAAAAACACGATTTACATTCTGGTTCTTAATCATTTACATTTCCGTTGTATTAGAGTTACATGATATGGACTTGCCAGTGCCACAATTCCCAATATACAGCAAACTTATGGTTTGTCAACTACTTTTTTATCGTTATTTTCCAATAACTTATTAAAGTGATCGATTGCCGCTTGAAGTTTAGGAATATCTTCCCTAGCCACAAGCACATCATCCCAAACTAAATCTGCACCAAAAATATACTTTAGCGCAGCCCAAACTCGCTTGTAAAATGGACGGTAATTTACAGCCTGAATATTAACAATAAAGTCTGGCGTATATGGCATTTCATTGCCCCAATCATACACTTGGACAACAATAGTATGTTCAGCACTACTGCATTCACACGAAAGAAATACTTTTAGGTCGTCGTGCTTTACTGTAATATCTTCAATATTGCTCATTATTTTGCCTTTGCTGGCAGTAGATACTCATATGTAATTAAACCACTATTGACAACAACCTTGGCAACACCATCATCACTGAACTCAACAGTCTTGTCACCTTGCAGATTAAGAATGCTGATAAACAATCCAACTGGCCAAGCCCAACCTTTTGTTAATGTTCCCGTAACATCACTTTGGAATACAAAATTACCAGCATGTGTAGAAACATCACCAAAGAAGAATTTTAAGTTGGTGCCTTCTGTTTTGGCAACAAACATCTTTTCTTCACTATTTGCCTGCGACTGGAACTTGAGGCGTTGAATGCTACCAACTGATGGTTCAAATGTAATACCAAAGTTTGCACCACGGAACTTAACAGTTTTCAACTTTTCATTAATAACTTCTGTAGTCATAAAACGATAGTCGTTCTTAAAATCACCACCAGCGTTTTCAAAGTGAATACCAACAGGAGTTTGTGCGCCATTGCGTTGTTCACGCTTAAGTTCAATTGTTGCGTCACTTGCATATTCTGGAATATTAAGCACAGTGTTTAACTTGCTCAAGTTTGGCATACCAAAAATACCAGCAAAATCTGGATTTACTTCATTAAATTTAGCATTAAGAATTACTGAACGGTCTTCGGTAACGCTTTCAATTTTAGTTTCATTGGCATCGCCAGTGACCTTAACTACATCAATTCCAGTAGGAAGTGTGTGTTGAACAATATCTGTGAGAAAGTCTTTCATTGATTTTTCCTTTGATTTTTAATATAACAAAATACGAGTTAGTTGTCAATAATTTCTGCATACCCACCCTTAATTTTGTGTCGCAATTCCGTAGTGCCTGGTCTTTTTACTACAATATAACTACTTCTGGAAGGTTGGATTTTATAATTTTCAACTTGATACCCAAAATCTTCAAGATTTGCAATTAACTCTTTATAATCAATAGCACCAAAATTACAACCAAGATTGTATTCAATTGCCCAAAATTCATCGTGAGGTATAAAGTTAAAAACAAATCTGCCACCTTTATAGAGGTAATTAAAAATTGAACGTGCCCAATTTAAAATATAGTTTTGGTCAGTATAATAAAACTCATTAAAACAATATATAAGACCAAAAGATTCTGTAGGTAATTCAGATAGATCAAAATCTTCTACTGTGTATTTTCTAAGTCTACGTGTTGCATAAAATTCATTATTAAGAGATTGCGCAGCAAAATCATTTATTTCTTTGTAACGGTCTACTATATAAAGAGGTTCACTTGCAACTACATACGGTAAAAATTGTCCTGTGCCAGGAAATAGTTCCATAGTGGGAATATTATTTCCAACATAACCTACAATTATTTTAGACAAATTTTCAACATCAATTTCATGCAGTGCATTTCTTTGCACAAAATCTAATCTTGTTTCAGGTGTTTTTTGAAGTAAATCATCAGTTAACAATCTACTTTTTGCCAACATGCGAAGTTTGCTATAAAGTAGAGTATCATCTAATTCAAACAATAATTTGTCGAATGCACGAAGAGTGTTTTTGTAATTGGCATGAGCAGTTGCATAACTCGCATAAAAATTACGATTTTTTACAATTTCTTCATACATTTTGTAAGATTGAAGGTCATCCATATCTTATTCCTCAAAATCAAATAAATTAGTAAATGTATTGCTGATGTTTGTTGCGTTAGTAATATCCCAACCAAGAACATCAAGAAGATTTTCTACTTTTTGTGTTACAATAGTATCTTCCATTTCATCACTATCAAATGGCATTTCTTTAAACCATTTTGGAATACGAGTTTCATCTGTTGGATAACCAATGCTTGTAAGTCCAAGTGGATTATCTTTTAACTTACAAACAATAGTTTTCATACCGTCAACAATCTCAATACTGCGAGTATCGCTGTGCATTCTGCGAAGATTATTCCAATTAATCGCCGCACGAACGTGACCTGGCATATTTGCTTTGCCTTGTTTCTTTTCTAAATCGCCATAATAAGTTAGTTTATTAACGCGCTTTGGTGTGCCCTTTTCCCAACTTGGTAATTCTTTAAACTTTGTTTTAAAAGTGCGCACTTCTTCAATGATCTGCTCGCGTTCTGCACCGTCAAGAACTTTCTTCAAGATATCGGACAAGAAATCTTGTACAAGTTTAGGTGTATCGCTGCGTTTAAGGTCAAGACCCATAGCTTTAACTTTGCCAGTCTTGCCTTCAACATCAAGTCGCTTGCCTTCCAAATCAAAAATTAACACAGCATAACGTTTTTTGGTAATAAACAGTCCTTTACTAGCAATAAGTTCACGACCACCTTTAATGATAGAACCAAGTTCTGGCGTAGTGTGAAATGCTTCATACATAAATTTTGGGAATGTCATATTGACTTGTTCACCAATACTGTCATAAAGCTGAATACAAATCTCTTTATTCCATTCCATGCGACCAGAAGCTACATCATCTTTAATAACTGGCCAAGCACTAAAATACACAGAGTCAGTATCGCCATATATGATTGCTTTGCCAACGTGATCTGCTTCACCAGTGATAAGTTGATTAACGGTAGCATCCATATGTTTTGCAATTGTGCGACCGCATAAAGTGGTGCTTTGTCCAATGCGTTGGTCAAAGAAACGACAACCTGCGTTTAGAATAGCACCATACAAACTGTTCAAGTTAATCTTTTTAACCAACTGACGTTTATCCCAGAAAGCAATTTCTTTTGGATCGGTTGCTTCTTTCTTTTTAGCTTGTAATTCTTTACGCTCACTATACCAACGTTCAAGCAAACTTGGCACAACGCCTTGTCGTTCAAGGTTAAAGATTGTGCCATTTGCACTTAACGCCCATGGTGCATAATTGTCAAAAATCATATCATATATTTGTGCAGCACTATAAACTTCACTGTTACCATTTTCCCAATCAATAGTAATTTCTGTTCCAATTTCACGGTTCATAACAGCACTATATTCTAAAGTTGCGAATAGACCTTCCCATGCGCCAGCAAATGATTTGCCTTCATCCATGCGTTGTTTAAGTAGTGCTTCTGTCATAATAGGTCGTAACTGACCAACAACGGTCTCTGGACCCATATTAAGTGCACGAATTGTTGATGGATACAGCGAGTTAATATCAATAGCACCAATCCAATCATTTAATCCTTTTTTGGGATAAGCAACATACGCACCAGCAACTTGGCTATTGACTTCTTCATCACGTGAACGGCGATTAGGAACTACCATACCACGACGATGTGCTTCGTTGATAATTGCTTGTTCTGTGACCGCAACCGCGCCCATTGTAGTTTGTAGCAACACAGTATTATCGTGCGCAATTTCATTTGCCAAATCAAGAAATCGTAGTTTTTTATCTAACTTATTGAGCAGTGCAACGTCTTGTCGTGAATACTGAATAAATGTTTCAAAGTCGCGGTTATATAACTGGTCAAGTGTGCCTTCATAAGCAGTCTTGCGTTCATTTAACTCATATTCACCAATAGCATCAAGACTATAACTATGGCGTTCTTCATATGTATATTTGCGATACAGTTCCATATAATCCATGTGAACACGACCAACCAAGTCATATGTTGAACTTGTCTTTCCATATTTTTCATATTCACGTACTTTTGGAAACTGGTCCCACAAGCAAAAACGGCGGGTGTCATCTTTACTTAAAATGCGTGTTACACGATTGATAGTGTATGGAATATCAAAACCTTCACTGTTCCAACCACTTAACACATCTGCATCTTCGATAAGTTCAAGAAATGTTAGCAGCATTTCTCGTTCACTATCAAACATAAAAGTATTTTCAAAGATGCTTGCTACTTTATTCGCATCTTCCATAGACATGGCACTTGGTGGCAGTGCTAATGTGATAAGTTGGTCTAACCAATCCAGATAAACTGTAATTGCAGTAATTTTTGTAAAGGGATCATCTGGTGTGCTGTAGCCTTTTTGCGGATCAAAATCCGTTTCAATATCGAAGAAGGCTGTTTGTAGCTGTGGCGAATCACTGCCAAGATAATTTTCTGCCAAACATCTAAAAATAGGATTGATATCGCTTTCAAATATTTGGTGTTTACCTTGTCGCAGATTTAGTTCCTTGCGGAAATCCTTACTACTGCGACAAGTTATACGGCGAACTGGAGTATCAAATATGCTTTTGTGGTTGCCCTTTTCATCGCCGTAATAAAAAACATAATTTACAGGATATTCCTTATAAACACGTTTTCCATTTACACGCTCAACAACATGAATACGCTCATGCTGTCTATCAATAATTGCATCTACATAACTCATTTTATTCTCCAAGTCACTTGTGGCTGACCAAAACCTTTCTACATGCACGTGTGGTGTGCGAACCATATATTAATTTATTATACGGAATCTTTTAAATTATCCGTAGATTGCAAAATACTTTCGATGATATCAAGGTCTTCACGAGCCTTGTCATAGTCGCGCTTCATAGCCATCTTAACTGCCTTTTTAAGCAGATTTGGTTTAAGTTGCATTTCTTCTGCAATAGCAGCAATGGTATCATTCAATCCACCTTGTAGCGTTTCAACTTCTGTTGTTACGCCAATTGCTTCGGTAATAAGTTGTTTAAGTTTTGCACGTTCTTCAGTGCTAAATGCTCTTGCCATAGATTAGTCCTTTCATTTTGTTGTTACTATTGCTTTAAGTGCTTGATATTCATTATATGCATCACGCAGTTCTTTATCAATATTCATTTCCCATTTTTTACGAGCAGCTTCATATTTTTCATACGCATCTGCTAATATAGGAAACTCGCCGTGTAATTCATCGTTTTTTGTAATTAAACAAATTGCTTCGCATACATTTTCATAAAAGTTATCAAGATTTATTTTATTGTGATTTGTGTTAATAAGTGCATCGGCGTTATCTCGTGGTGTAATGTCCAAACTATTAGAAGTAATTGCAACCGTAGGAGATTGTTGAACACTCCAACCAGAGGTAGTTAATATAGAACCACTACCGCCACCGCCACCACCAACCAATAATATGTTAGCGGTAATTACACCACCCAATGGAGCTTGCCAAGTATATGTTCCTGCGGAACTGTATACTACAGTATTGGTATAAGATATTGTGCCAATGTTGCTACTTAAAAATGCAAATGCCGCGGCAACGTTGCCAGGCATTGTGTTATTGATACTATCAATTTGTGATTGTTTAGCAATACCTGTTAATTGACTACCATCACCATATATGGCTGTACCTGTACCAAGATAAATGTTACCACCAGATCCTGCCAAGGAGGTAGTGTACATTTGGCCTGTGGTACCACTTAAATTAAAATAACTGCCAACATATAAATTTGCTGATGATACACTAACGGGGCTATTAATTTGCATTTTGGCCGTTGTGCCAGTGTAGAAGTTAACATATACGTTACCTTCAATCATTGCTGTAGGTTTACCTAACGTACCATAATTTGAAATGTTATTGATAAATGCACCTGGTCCTACCCATAATCCACCTGGTGTTAATACGTTACCAGTTAAATTTAACTGTGCTGGTGAACCATCTGCTTGTGATTTTGGACTACCAGATGTAACGTTGGTAGCACCAATATCAACATAGGTATATCCAGAAATGTCGTGACCATTATTTGGCTGAATTGTAAATACAGGACCTGGACCATAACTACCACCACCTGGGCCACTTGTGCCTCCATTACCGCCATCAATTTCTAATTTACCTGAATAATATGGATAACCGCCAACGTTGGTACCATAAGCACCAATGGTTACTGTGTTGGCTTTTATATTGCCCTGAATAGTATTACCTAATAGATATGCCGCTGTGTTGGCATTGGCACCTGTTGCTAAACTATTAAATGATACGTTAGCATAAGTTTCAAATGCACCTAAATTGGCCTGTGTTGATATATTGTTAAGATATAATGTGCCAACGTTGGCATTGATAGTACTAAATTGTACGTTAGCGTAAGTTTCAAATGCACCCAAATTAGCATTAATGCTTGCAATAGAAGCATTTGAAGCAAAACTTGCATTGGCATAAGTTTCAAATGCACCAACATTGGCATTAATTGTATTGATACTGGTTTGTTGACTTGCCGCATTGGCATTAGCATAAATTTGATAAGCACCTAAATTGGCTGATATAGTTTGTATTTGTGCATTTGACGCAAAACTTACATTAGCATAGGTTTCAAATGTGGATAAATTAGCATTAATAGCATTGATTGTTGGATCTGTGCCTGCGGCTAGATATGCCGTTACGTTGGCATTACTATAAACACTACTTTGGAATGGTTGACCATTGGCCCAAAAATATTGTGCAGAATAAACACCCTGACCTGCAACGACATTGACATTGGTAGAGATATTACCACCAGCATTAATATTGCCGTGAGCACCAATACCACCATAAGAAATAATAGCACCTGTATTACTGTCTATGCTTGGAGTTGTAGCATTGGCTACAATATTTGTATATGTTGTTGTAACTATGTTGGTATTACTGTAGGTAATGTTACCATAAACTGTTAAATTTTTACCAACAGTTAAATTAGCGGTAACAGTTTCGTTTGTAGTTGTTATGTTGCCTGCTGAAATATTGCCAGTGTAAC